CCGAATGAAAGCCAAAGGCCATTGGTTCTGCGATCACTGCGACGATGTCGTCTTCATGAGTTATGAGGCGATCACGCAAGCCAATGTGGCCTGTCCGCGCTGCGGGCATCTGGCTTGCAACTTCATCCCGGCTCCCATCACGCGCAAGATGCTCCCGGCGGAATGGTTCGCGGCCATGCGCCGCGCCGTGGATGAAGCGGCCTGCCCGGAACTGCCAACAGCCAAGTAAGAAGGATGAATTATGAATGATGAAACCCAACATTTAGCCCGGCTGCGCGAACTGGAAGCGCGGCTGGCAGCCTGCCAGAGCCAGGATGCCGAAGAGAACGTCCAGCAATTGATCGAATCTGAAAACCGCCGCTGGGCCACAATCCAGCAGCAACCATCGAAAGAATAACATGAGCCAAGCCATTATTGCCGAAAACTGCCGTCAGCTCGCCGAGGACCGTGCCAAACTGCGCCGGAAATTTGAGGAGCGCCAGAAAACCATCCGCCTCGCCACGCGCGAGCTGGATCAAACCATCCGCGAGCTGCAAGGCGCCTGTGCCAGTACCCGCGCGACCCTGGTCGCCAATCTGGAGACGTGTCGCGACCTGTTCAAAAAGCCCAAGACCGTGGAGTTCAGCGGCATCATCGTGGGCTTCGTCAAGGAGCAGGATGCCATCACCATGCCGGAGACCACCATCCTGGTGGATCGCATTGAAAAGCTATTGCCGGCCAAACAGGCGGAGACGGTTCTCGATCGCTCCGTGAGCATCATCAAGACCGCGTTCAAAAAGCTCCCGCGCGAGCTGCTCCAACGCCTCGGCTGCAACATCGTTTCCGGCGCCGACAAACCCGTCGTGCGTGCGAATGATGATGACATCGAAGCCTTGGTCCAGAAATCCCTGGGCGAGGCGAAGAGCGAGGTGGAATCATGAACTGTGACGCTGAATGGTGCTATGATCTGGCGGATGTGCCGCCGTTGAAAGGGCCGATTATGCCAGTCAAGGCGGGAATCATCATCCCTGACTGGGATCGGCTGGCCAAAGCCTTTCATGATGCGGGTTGGCGTTGGTGCCGGGAAGTGGGGGAGCCCATCCCGATCAATGAAAGCTTTGCTGAATGGACGCGTTCTGGCTGGCCGCCGTCCGCTGAGCGACTGGCACGCGAGGCGCAACAAGCATTGGATCGCCTGTCAGATCCAAATGGGTGGGAGAACGCCAAGCCGGGCAATTACGTCCAATACGGCGGGATGATCATTTTCAAATCCCTGTCAGGAAAGCCTGGCATGGCCCTTGAGTGGTTGCTGGTCGAGCATTGGGGGCGAGTCAAGGGGGCGTTCAAGGATGGGATGCTGGAGGTGCAATCATGAGACACCTACTCATAAACGCGGTCATGGAGAGCGGCGTTTAACCGATCATGAAAATTTTCTATTCAATGGCGGTTGTGGAACGCATCCAATTTCGTTTCCCGAGGACGAAAAACAAGCGCAAGCGGGCAAAGTGGACCCAGCGCGAACAGAACATCCGTTATGTTCCACGGATGTTTATGGCCGATGGGGTGCTTTTTGCCCACCCAAGCTTTCGCAGGGAAATTGAACAGCGGATGGAAAGGATTGCATCGGAAATCAAATCGCAATTTCTGGGCAAATGGCAGTTATGAACGAATCCACCCCAGTTGACCTGAAGCGCGCCCGCCGCGTGCGCGCGACCGCGCCGGCCAGTTGCGACCGGTTGCCGCCGCATAGCCTGGAGGCCGAACAGGGCGTGCTGGGTTGCTGCCTGGTGGATCCCAATACCTGCATCGGCCAATGTGTCGAATCCCTGAAGGATGACGGCCAGGCCGCATTCTACGATCTGCGGCATCAGACCATTTACGAAACGCTGGCAGGGATGTTCAACGCGCGCACGCCGATTGATTTAATCACCGTTCAACAGCACTTAAAGGATCGTCAGCTCCTGGAGCAGATCGGGGGCATCGCGTATTTGAGCCAGGTTCAGGATGCCGTGCCCAGCGCCGCCAATCTGGATTATTATCTCCGCATCGTGCGCGAGAAATTCATGCTCCGCCGGCTGGTCCAGACCTGTGCCGGCGTGGTGGGCCGGGTGAATGATTTTGAGGGCGACGTGGAACAGCTCCTGGACGAGGTGGAAAAGGAGATCAGCCACGTCAACGATTCGCGCGCGCAATCCGGCACGCGCAAACTCTCCGACCTGGTGCAATCCGGGCTGGTAACCATTGAGCACATGTTCAATCGCCAGGGCGAGATCAGCGGCCTGGCCACGGGCTTCACGGACCTGGACCAAATGACCGATGGCCTGCATCCGGGCGAGATGATCATCATCGCCGCCCGGCCGAGCATGGGCAAAACCTCGCTGGCCATGAACATCGCCGAACATGTGGCGCTGGATCTGCGGTTGCCCGTGGGCGTGTTCAGCTTGGAGATGCCCGGCGAGAGCCTGATCCTACGCATGATGTGTTCCGTGGGCCGGGTGAACCTGCGCAATATCCGCGACGGCTTCATGAATGAGGCCGATTTCCCCAAGCTGATGGCCTCCTCCGCGCGCATCAATGGTGCACCTCTGTATATAGATGACAGCGCGGGCCTGTCCATCCTCCAGCTCCGCGCGCGGGCGCGCCGGATGCACGCACAGCACGGCATCAAGCTGTTTGTGGTGGATTACCTCCAGTTGCTCAACTCCAGCAGTCGCAAGGGCAAGGAGAATCGCCAGATTGAGATTTCCGAAATTTCCGGTGGCCTCAAAGCCCTGGCCAAGGAACTCCGCGTGCCGATCATTGTCCTGAGCCAGTTGAACCGCGAACTGGAAAAGGATAAGAGCCGTAAACCGCGCCTCTCGGATCTGCGCGAGTCCGGATCCATCGAACAGGATGCGGACCTGGTGGGGATGCTGTACAAGCCCGAGACCGAGGATGATGATCTGGCGGCGGAGCACGACGGGATCCCGGTCAACCTGCTGGTGGCCAAACAACGCAACGGCCCGACCGGCTATATCCATCTGACGCTGCTGAAAGAGTATACACGCTTTGAGAGCTGCGCGAAGATCCGGGAGGAGGATGCGCCGTGAAACTGACCCATCAGGCCCGCACAATGGGGGTTCAATCTGTGATTTATGTTCCGGCCTGGACCAAACCGTTGCCACCATCCAATTGACCATGAGCAACAAGAAAAAATATCCCCGGGCGGCCGCCATGGAAGTGGCGGCGGAATTGTGCCGGGCCTTGAGGCCCTCGGTTGATCGCCTGATCGTGGCGGGTTCCCTCCGCCGCCGTAAATTGGAGGTGGGAGACGTGGAGGTTTTGTTCATTCCGAAATTTTCCAGGCGCGTGGTGGATCTGTTCTATGAAACGAATGTCAGCCTGGCAGATGAGACTTTGGAACGCCTGTTGACGGCCGGCATCATCCAGCATCGTCCGAACGTGAATGGTTCCGTGATCTGGGGCGAGAAAAACAAGCTGGCTGACAATTCGCAGCGCCTGACCAGAGTGTTTTACGAAGAAACGTCAAAGCACATTGATGAAGCGAAACTCACGACGAAGGAGCGTGTGGATTTGAAAAATCATTTGGTTTCGTATTTGAAGTCGCAGGACAACATCATCAATCCACGCACTTTTGCCGACCGGTATCTGCCGAAGCCGATGCACGACACATATTTTGTCCGCGTCAAAAAGGCCGGGTTACCCGCGCGCGACGTTTCCAAGAACACGCACCAAATTCGCCGCAAGTTGCAGGTGCGCCGGATGTTTTTTTCGTCCAAGGTTCGCATTTCGGCACCGGAAGAAAATTTTAACGATGTGGTTAAAATTGTGGAAACCAAGGACGGTTGGACGACACTCAAGATCAACGGTGAGTTGGAAGCCCAAACGTGACCGAGGCGGAATTAAAATCTGCTTACGAAGCTCAAAAGCCGTTGCTTGCCGCATGGGGCAGCACGGTAAAAGAGGAGGTTTTGTCGCGTCTGGAAAAAGCGCCGGGGCTGACAAAACCCTTGGCCGAATTTCTAAAAATTCCCGTCGAGCCGCGTGTGAAGGCAACCGATTCGTTTCTGGCAAAAGCACTCCGGCGCGGGAAGGATTACGAACGACCACTGGATCAAATAACCGACAAGGTAGGCGTCCGGTTTGTCGTGCTGCTTTTGTCTGAATTGAAATTAATCGAGGATGTCATTGAAGGATGCGAGCTTTGGGAAGCAGAAAAGGCGCGTGATTTTGAGGCCGAGCGCGCTGAGCGCCCCCACCATTTTGACTACCAATCGGTTCATTATATTGCGCATCCCAAGAAACCTTTGGAGTGTGGCGGCGTGACCGTGCCGGTGGACATCGCTTGCGAAATCCAAGTGCGAACACTTTTGCAGCACGCTTACGCCGAGCTTGCACACGATACGACTTACAAAACTTTGTTCGCGGTTGACCGCGAAGTCAGCCGGCAAATCGCCAAGAGCGCGGCGCTGGTGGAGGCGACGGATGAGATTTTTGTTTTTGCGAACGCGAAGGTGCAGGCGGCAAGCGCGGAGTTGCGGCGCGTCCATGAATTAACCGCCAGCGTGTATCAGGCAAAAATAGGACTGACGCCAATCCCTGATTTGCGCCTGTCCTATTCACTGCTTGACCCCTACCGCGAGCAGGTAACGGCCATCACTCCGGAATCGCTCGATGAATTTTTCCACAAACATGATTTTATTGCCGGCCGCGTGAAGGAACGTGCGCCACTTGCGCTTTTTTACCGGCATCCGTCCGTTCTGGCGCTTTATTTTCTAATCGCCAATCATCCCGACCTCGTTCCAAAGCACTGGCCTGCTGACCGCACGCATCTGGAAATGATTTATTCTGATCTTGGATTGTCCACGGAGAACAGGCTTTGGTAACTTCATCTGCTTATGGCACAAACTGAAAACAAGTTGAATGGAACAAAGCGCCACGGCTCGCAACAATCGGTCAACGGCGCGGTGAAATCCATTTGCGACATCATGCGACGGAGCAATTGCGCCGGGGCGTTGCAATATGTGCCGGAACTGACGTGGCTACTGTTTCTGCGAATCCTTGAGGAGCAGGAAAACCGCGAGGCCGAGGAAGCGGAGGCGCTGGGGCTGCGTTTCAAATCATCCATCCCAAAGCCCTACCGCTGGCGCGATTGGGCGGCCCCGGATTCACCCATGCGCCAGGACAAAAACTCCAGCGTCTGGAAATTTGTCCATGATGATTTGCTGCCGTAAATTGGAGGTGGGAGACGTGGAGGTTTTGTTCATTCCGAAATTTTCCAGGCGCGTGGTGGATCTGTTCTATGAAACGAATGTCAGCCTGGCAGATGAGACTTTGGAACGCCTGTTGACGGC